CCGTTAGCCGCCGCTGGGGTACGCCATAATCCAGACCCTATCTCGGTGGTGGTTTGCGCCAATCGCGGAAGCTGGTATGCAATGCCATTCCGCGTCATACCCGATCTCGGCCAAGTCTCCAAGAACTCGGCCAAGCCATCGTCCGCTGTCGCCACTAATGAGTGCTGTGACGTTTTCCATGATTGCGTATCGGGGTTGTAGCTCGTCAATAAGACGGGCGACCTCACTCCACAATCCACTTCGCTCTCCATCGATTCCCGCTTGCTGTCCTGCGTTTGAGATGTCTTGGCAGGGGAACCCTCCGGTAATAACGTCCGGTCTAATTCCGTCAAGAAAAAGTCTGTCTGCTGTGAGCTGTCTGACATCGTCATAAATAGGAACCTCCGGCCAATGGCTGGCTAATACTTTCTGACAGTAAGGCTCTATCTCGCAGAAGGCAACACTCTCAAACCCTGCCCTTTCCAGCCCCAAGCTAAAGCCGCCAATACCCGCAAACAAATCTAGCACTTTCATGCTTTTTTTATTACCACAATTAGCATAGGCGACCGTCATAATTTGGATGGCCTGCCTCACCATAAGTTGCCTGCCACAGATCGACCATTTTGCAATGATGGGCCTGAGACGCTACCGCGTCGGTGTAGTCTCCCCCGCCAACAACAGACAGGGCCAAGAATATCGCAATTATGAAAATGAAGTAACGCATAAATTCTCCTTTAATAACGTTTGTTTGGCATTATGCCTGCCGATTAATCTCCGCAAAAACACGCAATGGTTTCATCTCCAGCTAGGTCTAGCTGACCCTGCTCTCTGGCAATCATTTGCATTTCTGAATACTTCGGGCGGTCATTGCGCCAAGTAGCCCCTGACTGACGACTCGCAGGCACATCGCGCTCCATCCTGGCCCACCAGTCGGCACTGCTTGGGTCGTCTTGAATGAGGGACTTTATTAAGCCGCCACCCTTCAGGAAGCACAGATCACAGTTTCCGCGAGGTGTCACGCCATTGACATTAGGTAGGCCAAGGTCAAATGGTTGCTCTGCCCAGAAACGACCGACTGTCTCCTTCGTGACGCCAGCGGCTACTAGCGGCCTTCTGTGAGGCTCAATCTTTGCCGCTCTGCGCTGCTCGTCTGCCCTGATGCCGACTATCGCCATGTTCTCGCCGTGGGATCGCTTTTCTGCATGGCCTATAGACCAGAGATAGTTTGCGATCGTGCGAATCTTTAGCTCAATGGTGCAGAATCGCGCCACAGGGTTGGGTAGGTATTTCTTGGCGTTAATGAGAGCCTCAAACGGCTCACCGTCCCTAGCGGCTGTATCGAAATCCACAATCTTCCACCTGTCCTTTGTCTCCTCTGCCCACTCATATTCAAGCCAGACAATGGGAACTTCCCAGTATTTGCCGCAGTCCCTGACAAACTCCAGTGTCTCCTCTGCCTCCTTGCCTGTATTAGCAAAGGTCACAATGCAGTCATCTGGCAGGCCGTCATTAGCCTCAATGTAGCGCCAAAGCATATAGGCGCTAGTCCTGCCCCCCGAAAATGATATGCAACTTGGCTCGTTAAGCTCGAAAACTTTTTTGATGTCTATCTCCCTGTAAGGGCCGCTTACGCGGCACCTTCTTGATGCACCCTAATGGCCCTTGCAAGACATCTTGCCGGTAGCCCCAGCGAGCCTGCCCAATATTTTTTGTGGGGGCCACGTTCTTTACCAATACTTCGGATGCGAGTGGCGTGCAAATAAGCATCAGCAAGCAACTGCGCGAGATGCTCGCTATCAGCGTCAATCCAGTAATTTCGACTTGTCTCTTTCAGCACAACTGGCGCTGGCATATTCCGCTTAACGTAATACCTGTAAAAACTTTTTGGTATGCGTATCATAATAGTCCCCTTGTTAGGGCCGCTTACGCGGCAGTTAATGATTTATGAAGGAGCTTTGTTTCTGGCATGGTAATTGTTCGCACAGACTTATCGTTTAGTTGGCGCAAACTTGGGGCGTCACTTTCAGCGTTTTTGCCATCCCAAAAGTTAGAGACATAAGTGCCGTCTTCTTTCAGCCAAGGCGTCCACACCCCAAGAATATCAAAGCAAGTTTTGCTTTTGTTTTTGTATTTATAAACCACGCCATAAAAATCAGCGCACATTAACTCATCGCAGGTGGTAGTAACTTTTTCGCCAATTTGATATTTCATTATCTTCCCCTTTTATGTATTTACAAACAACACCTACACAATAACACTTCCGTTACTAAAGTAAACAAAAAGTGCAATTTATTTTAATGTTTTTTTAGAGGATAGAAAGCCGTGAGCAGGGCAGCCCATCGGGGTGGCGCTAGGGATTACTCGTAGTTGGCTACGATTTGCGCGATGAATTCAGCTAGGTCAGGCTTGCTTTCGACAATGCTTAAATACCGCTCAATAGACAAGCCGCGAGCCTGCGCCAAATGATTGAACACTTCGGGGATCGCTTCGGCGTTTTCAATGTGATGCCGAATCGCAAACTTTTGCATTTCCTGCACTGGACACATATGGCCTCCAGAATCGTTTGATGTGACGATTATACCAGAAAAGTTTTTTGTTTAGTTGTAACTGATAATTTCATAATCTGGGTCGGATTCTTTTTTTTGAAACTCTACTCTGTAGTGCTTGGCGATCTCCTTCCTTATCATTGCTGTGGTCCTGAAAATTGCTCTGGCTTTTTCTTGTAGCAAATCCATGTGGCCGTGGCCGTACAGCTTGACCAGCCAGTTATTAAACTCAATTGGTTGCTCAGTGAAGTACCTGTGGTGGTGGTGACATAAAGCCAAACAGTTATCCATTGACCACCTGACGCTCTTCAGTCTCCTGCCGTAAATATGAGCCGCCTCAAGTGTTTCGGTTTTGCCGCAATAACAGCAAGCGGCGTCTCTTGCCCTAATACATTTGCTGAACCAAACATCAGCCTGATCTCTTTTTACCGCCATCGTTTGCGTGAGTCCTTGTGAATTTTCTTTCTCGACCTATTGCTTTATCGAACGTGCCACATTGGGCACACAGCCAACCGTGAAGACTTTGCCTCACGTCTTCTAAGAAAATGGGCGCGTTGTCAGTGTTGCACTTCTGGCACTTCTTCCGGAGTAAATTCAATTATCAGTTCATCCTCTAACAAAGCATTCTGCCAAATGCCGCTAAACTCTTCTATTGTCATATCAATAGTGACGCCATCAGGAAATGTGTCGGTGTAAACCACTGTGTGATTTTTATTACTCAAGTCAGTCACGCAGCCCCCTATCGTTGCAGGATAAAAAACAACAGCCCCATATTTTGGTAGGCGGCAAGCAATCAACATCATGTCCGTGGCCTCACTGTGTGCCTAGCGACCTCGCCAGACTCTTTGTGGTATGTAATAACCTTGGCCCCCCTTTGAGAAGTGTACCCGCCTCTAGCCGCATACGCATCTCTCGCTGATAGCGTTGGGTGCATTTCAGCAATTGCCCCTCCGTCTTCAATCACCCGCTCATGGTGATAGTGTCCTGTGTGAATATAACAGGCGTTAGCCTCTCCCCACATTGACCGAAATCTAGGCTCGCTGGCGAACAGCTTATGCAGGTTAGCGAGTTTCATTTTGTGGCCGTGGTGAAATCCAAGCATAGTCTTCCCGTGTAGGTGTGCATAATAAGGGAAATCGTTGTCTATGACTGTCAGCCTGGGGTCGTCTGCAAATAAGTGTTTCAGATATTTCCTTAGCCAGATGCTCCCAGAAATGTCGTGATTGCCCTCAGCAGACACCACCACGACTTCACCATATCGCCTGAGCATCATTTTCACTGCCTCGCTCATTACTGACATTGCGAGATCGACGAGCTTACCGTAACGAGTGTCGGCGTCTAAAATGTGGCCGCTTTGAGGTGTTACGCTGAGGATGCCGTCCCAATGCAAAAAGTCCCCAAGCTGACAAAGCACTCCAACCCCGGCCTTTGGACTCGCTGCAATCATGTCGTGAATAGCATTTAAAAAAACATCTCTAGCAATGCCCACGTCCCAATCGTCACCAGTTTCCGCTTCATAGGCGTACATGCCTAAATGGAAATCTGTAATAGTTGTCAGCACTAGCAGGTTATCGTCTGACTGTGATGGCGCTTTGCTTGGCTTAAATTTAGGCAAACTGCTTTGCGCGTTTTCTAGGCGCTCAACTAATATTTCAAATTGACGCTGCTCATCTGTTTGGCTCTTTACCCACTGGCGTACTGGCTTGCCATCTTCATTGTAAAACGTAGAAACGCCTTTAATTTTATGACCGTCAGGGACGGGATGAAGCCAATCATTGTCCGGACTGTAGCCCAGCCTCGCCGCTTTGTCGGTAACGGTCTGCATGTGGTATTTAACAGAGTCGCGCGTAGTGTCTAGCGCCTTGGCGGCCTGCCTCTGAGAAAGCCCCTCAATTACGATAGCCATAACAATGCTAGCTTGCTTTTCTGTCGTGCAAAATTGCAACAAGGGATGAGTCACATGACCCCCCGCAAATCAATGGACAGCCCGAATTTTATCATTTTTTGCCGAAAGGCACGCTGATGTCGTGCTTCTCCGCTAAATGCCTCGCAATAGTTTGATAAATTGTATCAACGTCTTTTTTGCCAATGTCCTTCGTGGACACCTTACCGGTTATTGCTTCTTGTACTCGCCTCCAAATATGATCCTTCACTATTGCCATCGTTGGGGTTATCTCAATAGTCGGCTTTAAAACTTCGCGCATATCTAACCCCATTGCGGCCATTTGATTCGCTACCTCGCGGCAGTAGGCATGTATGGCTCGATTTTGCTTTGTGGTTCGGGTTGGTTGAACGATTTTAAAACATATATCTTTGTGTTTGTTTGCTTCAATATACGCCAGCAAAGCCCTGCGCTGGTCATCATTGGAAATTGACCACCCTTCCCCGTCACTTTGCATACACCCGCTCCCCGTTTGCAGACATATAGCGGCCATGCTCTTGAAGCATTTTTCTGCGCCATGCCTCGCTATTCATAAAGTCGTGAGTGATATCGTCGATTGAATCCCACTGCTTGAGCTTCCGCTTTTCTGTTTCGGCGTTGCCTGCACTGCTGAAGATGGGGGGACTCCCCCCCGTTTGATTCGCCCTCTTCAGCCAGCTATTAACAAAACGCTCAATCCCTTTTCTTGTTTTTCGCTTGGAAGGGTTGGCATCACACCAGCATGACATAGAGTCTAGCTCAGAATAGACGTCTATATCTTTATAAGCCTGCTGCCACTTGATGACCTGCTCATCCTCTGGCTCCCAATGCTCTCCGTCTTTTAAAATCATAATGACCACTCCGCTATTTTTACGGTTTCACCATAACGGCTTTCAACTGCAACCATTTTTGTTTTTATCAAATGACCTTTCGCTCGCAATTCACTAATCCTGGCAGGCGCTTCTAGAACGCCAAGATCATTCCAAGCATTCAGCCTAGTTAATCGGTGACCTGCCTGTAGCCAATGAAGTATTCTTTTTTGCTGTGTCATATTTATCCCCTTATTAAATTTGAACCATATAACCCTTTTTATGTTACTAACGTAACACAATGCAAGAAGTTATCAACGATGGCGAGCTATGTATGCCGTATCGAATTTTGTTATCTATCCCCACTACCTGCTCTCGGCAGCGGGAGGCGCATAATAGAGAGGGTCAACTCCGCTCTGAGGTTTTTACATTCCTCAGCCTAACGCCCGACATACTCTGAGAGATTTGCAACACTGGTGGCAGACCTTGCAATTGTGATAATCTGAACAAGTGGTGATTCTCCCCTTTCGCCACTCATTGGTCTGACTCCTAGACTAATACCTCCCCGCCGCGAGGCGGGGTTTTTTTAAGCTCCTTGCCTCACAAACTCATCTACCGACATTTCAAACTGAGATGCAAGCTGTGCAACTCGAGAAAATTTCAAGTCCTCGCTGTTACGCCATCGCGCAACCTGCACCGGATTAACTCCGATGGCTGTCGCGAGACTTTTGTTGGTTACCCTCTTCTCGGCCTGCACGCGCCGCAAAGACTGCCCGATATTAAAATGGGATGTCATCTTCTGCTAACTCCTCAATTGGTTGTTGCTCAGGTTTACTTTCTAGTGTTTCGCGAGCCGCCTTAATTCCTTTATCGGCCTGCTCTTTCTGCACCTCGTAAGGGTCGTTAAAAAACAGCGTCCCGTCCCAATCTGGATTTGTTGGGATTAGGTCTAGCTTTGCCACCATACCTTTTTGCCCTTCAAAAAGCGCGCCTACAGTCGCATAGCGGCTTTTCGTCTCTCCGCTTTGCTCGTAGGTTCCTGTTATTGCCCTTATGTCTTTAATCTTAGCCATTAGCCTGTTACCTCCTTCAGTTCTCTTGCTGTCTTTTGGTCATCTTCGGTTAAAACCTCCCAAACTCTTTTCTTAAATGCCTGCGATATTTCTGCAATCTCATCAAACGTCTGTGCCAAGGCGTAGGCGTCGGCTTTACCAATCGCACTCTTTACCTCACTAACATACGCTTGAAATTTATCGTCTGCCTTCTTTACCTCTTCCGTGAACAGTTTTTTCCACGCCACTTTCTCGCCTGCGGGGGCGTCATTGTAAACAGCAATATGTCGCTCTTCACCGATTTCAACCAGCCAATCTTTTAGCGCCATAAAACTTTTAGACTCGACCATTTGCCGCGCTATCGAATAGTCGGTGACCTCTGGCAAATCTTCCCCTGCGTAAATGTACAATCCCAGCCCCATCAAGCTGATAGCCTTAGCAAGGCATCGCTGCATTGCCGTGTTTACTTGGAAAGCGTTTGGGTTGGTGATCGGTTTGTTATTATGGTCGAGCACCGGGAGGTAGGCTGTCCGCGTAACCCCGTCTACCGTGATCTTGCACCACACCATCATTGTGCCGTCAGGGTATACAGTCGGCTCTAGGTTCTCCCAAGTCGCTTCGGGGTATCGTTTCAGCAATTCTTGAACTGCAAAGGCCCAGCTTAGGTAGGTAAACTTGCCTTTTTTCTCGGTGTGTTCGTTTACATTAACCGCACTTAAAGTTTCCCATGCACTCATTTTTATCCCCTTAATATCCGTGAGTTTTTGATTCGTAATCGTTAGGCTCATTCGGATCAATTTCCGGTGGCCCCTGCTCCTTTGCGTACTGACCCGCTTTTAACTTAGCCAGCGCGTCTTCAAGGTTTGCCATCGCTTGCTTTAGCTCGGCGGTGTCAACCGGCGGAATTTCTGGAATATCAAAATCACCCATGATTTTCTACCTCCCAGCAAACCGCCTCGCTGTTGATAATCTCATGGGCATGGCCGCCGCCAAACCAAGTGCACTCGCCCACCTTGATTTCGTAAAACGACTCGGTGCTAACGGTGCCGTGAATTTCGTAATGCTCGACGTGCTTAATCACGTTGAAGTTAGCATCAACGCTTTCAATTGGAACCAGCACGGTGGCGTAATCAATCCCCTTGCAGTCCCAAAGGTTATCAATGTCAGCGCCAAAGTAAGTGCAAGCACCGTCTGGCAGTGGCTCTATCGGCCTAATGTTAATTGCAATCATCTAAGTTCTCCCCTTTAATGTTCCACATGGAACGCCTTCATTAAAACCTAAAAGGGCAATGATGTAAACTTTTAAAGCACAAATTTCACAGATTTGTTATTACGGGAGAGTCAGGGTGGATTGGAAAGCAGACCAGATTGGCGGGGCGCACTACAAAGAAATGAAAATACAGCCTTTGGAGTATAGCCTTGCGAACGAATTGGGGCCGTGCGAGTCGGCTGTTGTTAAGTACGTTTCTCGCTGGAAGCGCAAAAACGGCATTGAGGACTTACGAAAGGCACGTCATTACATTGAGGCTCTGATCGATTGGGAAATTAATAAGACCAAATAGCTGGCTGCGGCAAATCTTCAGCCCAATCTAAATGGATAAATCGACCCTCCCCGCGCTGGTTTACACCTATGCGGGGGCAACCATGCGCTAAGGCGCTCTCTAAGAGCCTGTGAGCGCGTTCGTAGCTAACCCCCACATCTACGGCAACCCCAAGGGAATGCGCTCCTACGGCGCTCTTGTGGCGCTCTAGAGGGTGGTTAAGGCAACGATAACCAGAAGTGACGGGGAGAGGGAAGCCGCAATCACGACGAATGCTGTTAAGTATAGACAAGACCGTTTCATTGAATTTATAAACACCACAACCGCACTGACAGCGCAGTTCGTCTTCACTAAAGAAGCTCATCGTTTTGTAAGTAGTTGTGAGATTTTGTCTGCCCCGCGTATGCCAAAGCTGGCAAAGACTGCGAGGTATAGGAGGTATTGATACCACTCAGGCAAAGCGTTAAGTTGAGAGAACGCCAACCCCACGCGGTCAATTATATCAGGGTCATTCATTACGACACCATAGATAATGGCAAGGATTGGCAAAGACAGAAGGATCGTAAACCACTCATCTTTCCAAGATTGGTTTGTGGCGTCTGCCATCTTAGCTTCCCAGATAGCAGTGTTAGACAATACCTGCATCTGAGCGGTGTGCTTGGCTTGAGATTTATCGCGCTGGCCTTGAAGCCAGTCAGTTACTAGCCCAGCAACAGGGCCAATTAAGGCGGTAAGCATTATTGCTTGTCTGCCTTATCGTCTAGCTTTTCAAGAATCTTATCAAGCTTGCCTTTAATTTCTCCGATTTCTCTGTCGTGGGATTGGCGAGCCATGTCCGTTTCAGTACGCAATACCGCAAGCTGTGTTGCATGATCTTGCTGGCGCAAAAACATGAGCCAAACAAAGCCGCCTATTGGCATAACCACCCACTTCAAAACCGCTTCCATCACTTCCATGTGCCCCGCTCCAATTAATTACAAGTCACTACAACTTGACCTTCGGCGTTTGCGGTTGCTATGCAGCCGCTTTGCTCAGTTGCCATCATGCCTGCGAATGTAATGTCTCTAGTTACTGAGTAATTTAGCCAATCTGAATTAGCCTCAACCAGAGCGTCCAGCCCATTCTTTCCTGACTGCCCGATCAGCGTCATGCCGTTCACGCCTAAATTAGTCAGATTGCTCATTCCTGCCGTGCCTAAGTTATTGGCAACATTGAGTCCGGTGGTCGCAATGTCTACATTTGAGTCTATCCCAGCGGTTCCCAGCGTGACCATTCCATCAACGAATGGCGCGTAATCTACGTTCCCCATAGCCGTGTAGCCAGCGGATGCGGTATTAACAAACGCCCCATACAGAGCCTGATTGTCGGCGGACTCAGCATTAACCCGCGCTAGGTCTACTTGGCTGTTGTACTCCGCAACCTTTTTAGCAGAGTCAGCTTGTATCCACATCATCCCCAGGGATGAAACTGGAGCGGCAAGGATAGCGCCCCACTGCAATGCTTCAGACTGTTGCGGCAATGGCTGTGCTGACTGCGTGTTAGTCATTGCCAAAGCCATCACAGCGGCACTGGCAGCCTGCCCGTCACCAGATGAAGCGATGGCAGACAGGGCGTCAAATTTAGCCTGCGCCGCAACTGCGTTAGCCTCGGCGGTTTTTTGAACCGCTTCATAGTACTGTTGGGTGCTGGCCGAACAGCCTGATAAAGAAACAAATAAAACAGCGAGTATAATTTTTATCATAATTTAGTCCTGCTTTAAGAGTTTAGCCGCCCTTAACTGGTCAGCCTCATGCGCCTTTTGACAATGGTTTTTTTGGAATACCCAAAACGCAGAGTCTAATAGGATTAACATTTTACCCCAAAACCAATCCCGCTTTTGTCTGTAGCTTCTACCAGACAAAGACTCATTAGGGTTATCGCTTAGAAAAATGACGACATTTATTAGCTGAGATAGTGCATCACCACAGCGCAACAAATAAACCCCAAGCCCAAAATACCAATCACTACCGCTACCAGTAACGCGCCACATAACAATATCCCCTCAAACATTTGGTAAATCACAATCCCTTCGCGAGCGTAAACAGGTCATCAATCTCTTCTTCTGACATTCCCAGTGCAGGCATAAGACCGACAACGAGGGGAGACAGACGCTCTACTTCAGAGCCATATTCCCACTGGATTTCAGCGGCTTCTTTTTCACCTTCTGGCAAGCCTGCAATTGCCGCATCTACACTCGCTAACAAGCCCTGTTGTAGCAAGGCCAATCTAGCTTGACGCATACTGCATTTCATGCCCTGCCTTTGGGCCTCTATGGTTTCCTGCACATCCTCTGGATCGCGGTCTACGACAGACCACCCTTGAGTCCAAACGCCGTCTATGAGAGTCGGCCCTACGGCCTCCAGTTCCTTATAAACACCGTCAAATTCTGGCTCTGGGTCTACCGTGACAGGAACCATATCCCATTCCGCATACTGCTCCGCAGTCATCCCGTCTGGAAATGATGTATTAGGGTTGTCCTGCCTTAACGTATAAAGGTCATACGGGTATTGAACAACCGCGCCATTTTCTACTTTTGCATACACGCCCATAGCGAGTCCCTAGTAAGTTGTCATTGTGTAAAGGCAAGCCTGTTCGTGGCCGCCGCTAACAATTAGGCTCCTGCCGCCCATGCCTGCGTTAGAGCCACCTAAATTGCGAGTGTTCCACCGCATTTTGCTACCGTTAGCCCCATCTCTTGTAAGCTGTATCTTGCTTGCCTCTCTAGCGGAGCCTTTAGTTGCGGCGTTCCATGCCGTACTTAGCTCATACTCATCCACGATAATGCGATCATTTTGGGCATCATGCGACGCCCAGATTAGGCGCGTACCATCTGGACTCCACGCCATCGCGCAAGGATTACCGCCAGCACCCATATTGACAGAATATGTAAGGCTTGCAGTGGGTAGGCTAAAAGGACTACTGAGAGTCCAGACACGCAAATCACCAGCGAATCCAAAGGCATTTAAAGACCCAGCAACGGCCACTTTTGTGCCATCTGCTGAAACCCACAAAAAACAGGGATCTGCGGTTGAAGTAAAACCATGCGTGAAAGTTTGACTAAGCACTAAAGTCGTAACATCTGTGTATGTAGACGCTCTAAGCCGCAGCACTGATGTTGGCGTCACCACATAGAAATCTTGCCCGTTAGGGCGAACCCACAGATCGCGCAAGCTAGTGCCAGCAATGCTACTAATGTCTGCGCTTTGGAAAGGTGTCCCGCCGTAACCAACTAGAGCAAAGGGCGTGTTTAAATGAAACTGTTTGATCGTCCCGCCCTCGCTTATCGTGTAAAGCCGTTCGCCGCCTCCTTTGTAAACGCTGTTTTCGGTACGGTCTTGCTCCATAAAGTCAAAGCCAACAAATTCTGCTCCACTCGTTTGCCCCGCCCTCCAAAGACCCCTCATTGTTGTTGGGTTTACTTGTAGCGTTTCCTCATCCCAATTCGTTGTCATCTCTATAGAGATCATTTCTAAAGGGAAATGCTTTCGCTCTTCTTTATCGCAAATGGCTACATAAATCGTGTCTGCTAAGACAGCGGCAATGTTAGGCACATACGCACTAGTGCTTACGTTATCAAAGTTATTGGATATTTGGTTGTTAAAGTGCGACCCTTGGTGGGTGTTGCCGTTGGCTAAAATTTTAGTGAACGTGTTAGATGTTTGAAGTGTGAGCGAGCTAATGCTGTACGCGCTGCCAGCGTTGTATCTCGCGACATTCCCTGAGTAGTTAGTGAGGTATAATTTTGTACCACCATCTGCCCATCTCATAGATTCTACGTTGGTTGTTTGGCTTGCTGTAGATTGCGTGACATCGGCATTTGTAGTCGTCGCGGGAGGAACCCACGCAGTAGACATATTAAACTCTAAAACGGAGTCTGTACTTCTACCCCAAATCCAAAACTTCGCGCCACTGGGGTGAACCTCTAATGCTCTAGGCCCGGCTTCGGTTGCTCCGCTTGAGTTTCTTAAAGAGCCAGAAGTGTTAATGCTTGATAAGGTGCTTGGATCATAAGGAGTGGTGCAGGTTCCTATACTAACTTTGTCATTTTGTCGACCAATGTATGCCAGCTTTGTGCCATCGTCTGACATCCACGCGCTTGATAGGTTGCCCTCATTAGTAATTTCAACAAGACCAACTAATTCATGGCCCAAAAAGTTGTAAGGCTCACCCAATTTAAAAACCCAAATACCTCCTGTAGTTCCTGTTGAGGCTCCTCTTCTGGAAACCGCAAGCAGATTTCGCCCACCATTAAAAAGATAAACGTCCTCTACTTCTTGTGCAATAATTGCGTAAGAGGTTCTGAGATAACCGCCGTCTAAATCTATTAACCCGTTGCGGCCCTCACCTGTGTCTAACCGGAGGCGTGTCGCATCAAACTGTGAGCCACCTAAACTGGCTCTACCCATGCGGTTGCGTAGCATTAGGCAGTACCTACAAACGCGCCGTAAAGCGTTCCATTAACGCGCCATAACTCAATCACGTTATAGCCTAGAGTTTGAAGTACGGGAGCAGAACCGCCAATCCATGTAGTCGTAGGCCACGTTACTATGAACCCTGAGCCATCATTAATCATCAGCGTTACAAATTCGCCATTAGAAAGAGACTCTGTAAACGTGGTGTTTGCACCTAGCGTCTTGTACTGAATCGTGCCGTTGTTAGGGTTAATCGCCGTACCTGTAAGGCTGTACTGCTGTTCTTGAATTCCATTTTTGAACTCAAAAGTACCGTCTGCGGCGATGCGCATGCGTTCTGTGTTGTTAGTACCAAACAGCATATTGCCGTTAGCCTGATTGTACAGATACGTTGTAGAATAACCTTGAGTCAACGAGCCTGTTGTAGCGCCATCGGTAACTGCAATCCCACTGTAAGCTCCACCTCCATCTACTGTTAAACCAACATCCACGCCGCCAAACTGTCCAACTGTGGTAGTACCAATACCAACATTTCCACCAGCAGATTGAAGAACAAGATTGTATGCGGCGGCTGACGTAAAGTTTTGCGCCTGAATGTATCCTGCGCCAGTGCCGTCAACACTAAAAGACATTCCATAGCCGCCAGCGATGTTGCTAATTATTGCGGCAGAATTGTTATAGGTTCCGAGTGCTGGGCTTGCTAATGGGCCAAAGACTTCCAGCTTTGCATTACCATCCCCGCCAATACCAACATTGCGACTGGTGTCTATACTTATAGCGGCCCCGCCAGAAGTGACAATGTCTAAAGCGCCACTAGCGTTACCAAATGCCACGTCAGTTGCCGTTAGTTTTTCAAAAGCCATGTAAGGGCCAGAGGCACCAATACGGATATTTACAAAATCATCTGCCGATTCGTATAACAGTGAATTTGTGTTACCAAATGAAAAATAACTTGCGTGCAACGTTCCGCTAACATCCACATTGCCGTTATTACTGATTGTAACTAAGTCAGTTGATGCACCACCAAAGGTAAACCCACCGTCCGACGTTCCCGTAGATTGAAAGCCGATCATATTGGTAGAGTTGTTGACGGTTATATCAAGGTAGGCATTGTCGCCTGTAGTAAACCTTTCAAACCTAGCGATTGGGTCTGTTTCGCCAGTAGAACTCTCTGTGGCTTTAACGTGTAAGCTTGTTGAAATTTCTACTTGATTATTAAAAGTAATGATGCCACTGGCGTCAATGTCAAACCCGCTATTGTTATCAACCCTTTTAAAACTTGAAGATTTAATAGTACCCTGCGATACAAGAGTACTACTAAAAAGTCCGGTTGTGGCTGTAAGACTTCCTGAGAATACTGTGTTCTGGTTTTGATCAATAGTTACTGCCGTAGACGTAGCGTTGTCGTCGATACCTGTAGAAGTGAATGACGTAGCTAGGTTACCATTAAAATCAAGGTTGCCGCCGAGTTGCGGGGTTGTATCCTCTACAACATTTTGCAAAGCTGAATCAGCAGTTGTGCCTTGCGCGGCTGTAGCGTAATCAGATGAATCAAACGCCTTAACTTGCGCTAGGTTAGTGACCTCTGAGTCCATTAACGCGCCAGCGGTTGTGACGTTCGCGGTGTCAGTAACGTCAGCAGATGCCTCTATGCCATCCAGCTTAGTGCCGTCTGTAGCAACATCACGACCATCGACAGTGCCGGTTAAAGTAATGTCGCCTGAGAACGCGGTGTTCTGGCTTGCATCAATCGTGATCGCGTTGCTTGTAGCGTTGTCGTCAATTCCTGTAGACGCAAAGCTAGTAATAGTGCCGCCCGAAACATCATCGCCAGTAAGCGCGCGGGCTACTGCCTGGTTAGACCCGTTGCCAATAAACACATTTCCATCGTCAAGATTAGGTGTGTCGTTGGTACGACCTGCGCCTCCCACCTTAATGGAACCGGCAGAGGCGTGAGGCCGAATGACCTTACCCACGTTTTGAATGAGTGAAGATTCGCCTGCTGGCTTAGTCGCAGTTATTGCACCTGCCGTCTGTGAAACGTAGACGGTATCGCCAACACTAAAAGCAGACGTATCTAGCTCGTAAAGCGTTCCAAAAGTGACAATATTTACAGCGGCGTTATTATTTGCGTCCGTTTCTGCAAGCCCATAAGCGGGCATCTTGCTTGAGACGTTAGCATCTGCTTTTGACACAACTGGGCTATTGCCGGATACGCCAGAAACATAAACCACATCACCTTTAGAGAGCGCCTCACCAGCTTTTGCCGCAAAGATTATCGCACCGGATACATCTACTTTTGTTTGTACAAGCTCAATAAAGTTTGTATCTACTTCCGCATTAGTTAGGGGCGCACCCTTATTGGTAACGCCTGTCGCAGTTGTTTCGCGAGTTGTAATTGCCATAAGAGCAAGCCCCTAGTTTATTAAGATGCGTTAAGTGTGATAACCCATGTCACGGACATAGTGTCATCTGCGGCTTTTGTGATCGTTCCAAAAACCACGCGACAAAGCATAGTCCCGCTAGTGCTGGCATTAAAGATTCCCGCCTCAACGACGCTGCCCGTCGCATCACCAGCCTCAAACGATGAAACATAGGTAATGGTGTTGGTTGATACTGTTGTGCTGTCGAGCGCTTCCCTGGAGCCTAGCAGGGACTCTAAATCCGTATCACCGGCTGCGGCGGCAGTTGAGCCAGAACCTAAACCCATGTGCGACATTACAGCCTCGCTGGCTCCTTCCATGCGGTCACAAATAAAGTTTAACCCTGCTGACACCACTAGGTTTTTTTCGTGCCGCTCTTCTTTGATATTTCCGTCTTTGTCTTTGACGGTAATAAAAACATCACCTTTTAGCTTTAATGCATCTTCCATAAATCACCTCAGAAAGTTCTGCTAATACCGACGTAGTCCTCTGAAAAGTAACTTAGGTCGCAATAGCCTTGGTTGACAACTAAACCAGAATCGGTGAATACACCGCTGTCTGCGATAGCCTTGGTGCTTTGTGCGGTACGCACATCGCCTATGTTGATTAGGTTGCTCGTATTCTTAAAAAAATCGGCAGTTTGGTCATCGCCGACTGCTGCCCCGTTAGAATCATCTGTAACGTTAATTGTATCAGATAGCGCCTTTTCAATGGCATACGCCTGCGCTTCTGACGTAGTAGCAAAGTTTGCTAGATGCTGAGAAAAATCAATAACATTGCTGTCTGTTAATGCCGCGCTATCGGAAACACTTTTCGTCAGGCTAACAACATGTAAGTCTGTCGAGCCTAGTGAATCGGCAAACCCCCTAGAAAAAGCAACAGCGTGTGCGTCTGTTATTGGCAGGTTGTCAGCAAACGCCCTACTAAACGCCTTTTGTATTTCATCTGTAAATGCCGCAGAGTCGCTAGGGTTTTTATTAAACTGCGCTGTCTGGCTGTCTGCAGCGCTACCGCTGTCTGCTAATGGCTTGCCCGTGCTGTTGGCGACGCTGTCGGCTGCGCTTGCCGCATCTTCCAGCGGCTTACCTACCGCTTTAGACTGAAACTCAGAAACCCCAAGCGCTTCCGCGAACGTGCGAATTATTAAAAAATATCCAACGTTTATAGTTTTAATTATTGGACGTAACGATGTGACTTTCAATATTGGACGTAACGATGTGACTTTCAATATAGCCCGCAGACTTATGATTGTCGCCTTGAGGCTCATGCTTAGAAGTCCTCGCGTATTACGATAGACACTCGCTCATAAACCGTCTCAATAATGCCGTCGCCAAGAGTAAGCTGCAACTCCCCTTCGTAGTTCCCTCCCGCGACAGTCGCTAGTTGACCGCCGTCTAGGGAAAAGTACAAATTTCCGTCTTCCAAGTTTGACCCAACATCAGCCGCTGAAAGTGTAAACAAGATCGTAGTTTGGCCGCTTTTTCTAACCAGCAAGGCAGCAGATCCGCCGCTAACGTCAATGGGCACCCCAGTGTCTTCTCTGGTGACCTTGATATAAATCTGCGGCCCAGTATCGCCCTGCACTAAATAAATTGTAGTCACCAGACAATGGCCTCCAGTTCCGCTTGAGTGGTTGATTCGTTAATTTCTTGCCTTAATATTCTACCACGCCCATGACATTCGCTTACATGATTGGCTAGTGCTACGCCTATTTGAACGTACTCTGCCGCTGCAAAGGCTTGAATTGAGTTATCTGCTAGAGTCCATTCTAGAGTTATGGTGTCATCTATAGCCGCAAGCTGAATAGCGCCCTGTAGCCTGCGTTGTGAAACCTCATTGCAGTCAAAGGTGTAGCCGCCCCACTCAAACACGCTAAACTCTGCTTTTTCCCGCTTGTACTTCATGTGGCTCCAAACTGCGTCCCGAGACTTGTCTAGATCAAACTGCCATTCGCCTTGCTCTACGTTAAACGAAAACCATCCCAGCTTAGGCGACTCGGGGCGGCCCAATACCTGCCCGTCTTTAACATACGGAAACTCAGGAACTTCCCCATCAATTAAAATGCAATTTTCGTTTGCTTCATGTTCTCGCTCAAGACTAAGCCTCGTGCCAGTTCTAATAGCGGTAACCACTCCGCTTTCATCGTAATAAATAAGAGTCACCGCTTAGTCCCCAAAACTGTAATGCCTGTTGTTCCTTTTAATTTATGCTTTGATGACCCTGTAGCGCCTGTGCCATCTGGATGCTCAATCATAGCCTGCACTGTAAATGTGATGCCAGATGCTACGTTGGCTCCTGTTGGGTACTCTGTGCTGGAAATTAAAACAGCGGGGTATCTTTCTTCTGGAGCAATTGTTGCCAAGCCCCTGCCTGTAAGTGTCCAAGGGATCCCATTGTTAAAAGTGCCTGAGATCAATATTCGGATGTGACAGCCGCGCCGTGTGCCGGTATTACTTCCGTTATCAGGCAGATTAAAATAAGCGTTAGCTATCCAAGCCTCTGGGGCAACATCGTTTGAGCCAGTATCCCAATTAACGGTTACTGACGCCCCAGAAGTCCACACGGTAGGAACCAAGGGCGTTTCGGTTGCTGTAGTTGTTTGGCCTTCTGGAATGGTTACCGCATTCCCTTTTATCTTTAATGACTCCACAGCTAGGCTATCGATGTTTGCCGTTTCGACCGCCAGATTGCCTATTTTTGCGTTTGTAATTAGGCCGTCATTTATTTGCGCGCTTTGCGTGATAACCCCAGAAGTCGCCAGCAAACCTGCCGTAATGTTGTTTGCCAAAATCTTGCTTGTAGTAATGGCGTTGTTTGTGATTTGTGTAGTAACGACTTGCCCATCTAAATCACTCAAATTAGCTATAGCGGCAGTCCACGCAGACCCCGTCCATTTATACAGCTTTCCATCCGTTGTTAGAAAAAATAATCGACCAGCGTCTGAGCTAGTCATGCCGCTAGGCAAAGAGCTTCCGTTTTGTATTGGGTAAAGCCCTTGGCTTTCAAACAACGTAATAATTCCGTTTTCAAACGCGCTGTTGTCTACGAAATCTGTGGTTGCTTCAACATAAGCAGTGTACGCAGACGCGTTGCCTGAAAAATCTACAGCCCTTACTTTGTAATATTTTAGTGTGCCAAACGAATTAACGTAATGAACAAATACCTCGCCGCTTACTACCGCCAGATCTTCCCAAGCAGAGCCATTCCACACCTGTATCTCTACTTGCTTTAGGTCGGAAGCGGTAGGGTTTACCCATGAGACAGTGATTTGCTTGTAGCCGCCGTTAGCTGTCAGGCTTGTGGGCGCGGCAGGCGCGGTAGTGTCGCCAGTTAAAGCGAGTCCGCTGGTATTAAACAAATCCGTAGACTTAACGCCAATGACATTAACAGCCCTAACCTTTACCCTGTACTCTGTAGTTGGCGTTTTTAACCCAGTGACAAGTAGTTGTGTCAGCGTTGTGGTGTTAAATATCGTCGTGTCTGCCTGCTCTGAGCCGCCGCTTAACTCAATTACCTCTACTTCATAATATTCTATAAACCCGTCTGCGGATGCCGTCCAGCTTATTTTTAGCGCTGGCACTACTGAGCCATCTTTTGCCAAGCTAGTCGTTTGCGTTAATGACAGATTAGTTGGCGGTGCCACTGTTGTGCCATCGTTTACGGTGGGATCGCTTGGCTGATTAAAAGGGTCTTCGTCTGCGCTTGCCGTCCAATCATAAACGGTTGAATCTGTCTCTATTGCTTGCACGTTTACAATAATTGCGCCGCCAGACGACATTTGAAGATCGTACCCAATCACCTCAAATGCCTTGTTAGTCCAACCCATTCGCGAATTAGTAATGCCTATAAAATCCCCAGCTTTGAATTTAAGCGCTGCCAGGTTTAAAGGAACATTTACCAAAAGTTGCTGGCGAGACTTTAATAAAGCTATTTTGGCTAACCGTTGCGCCCTTATGTTGTCCGTAACAAACGGCAAAGGCATATCGAGATAAATCGGGTCGCCGTCTAGCGCAGAGTAGGCTGAAGATATTTTTGCGGGATAATCAACAAGCGTATAGTTTTCTTCTTCAGAGAGAAAAACGCCTTTAACGCCGTTATACATAGATCGGCGGCTTTGCTTTGTTTGCACAGAAATAGCGCCCACCATCATGGACTCGTCTACGGTTATCGTTGGAGCGTAGTATTTGGCCGCTTGAGCGAAATACTTTCCATCAACATAACCAATACGCCCGCCCATGCAGGCGGTTAATGCCTCTATGTTTCCTTTAATAACGTTTGCTGTATCTAGTACGCCATTGCAATGATACCGTTCTTGCGTGCCGCCAGCGTCCAATGTAACGGCTTCCTCACAGACATTCGCTGTAGTATTAAACGCCGTGTAGTCCATGCCTAGATGAGACTCGCCAAGCCCATAGTACGAATTGGTCATATAGTCGTATAGCGCCAGCGCTGGATTTTGCGACCATTCCCAAGTAGTTGGGTCAGACGTTCTCTGAGAGCCTGTGCCGCCTATAGTGCTGTCTTTGCGCGGGTCATAAACCTTCTTGCCTTTTATGACTGCTGATATATTTGGCACACCTTGGGGAAACTTCTTTCTGTCCTCATCCCAGGTTAGCTTGACTCGCATATATGCTATCCCGTTAAGGATATGAGTGTCGGTGCCCCAGAAGGCAGACGCGCTACTTAAAGCTGGGTCACCAGTTGTCTGCGTGCCATCATAAAACGCGAAGTTTGCATAACTAGCCCAATCGCTTACATAACTACCGTTTTCGTAGACCTTTTCATCGTTGAAATAAACAGCTTCATAACCTTCTATTTCATGGCAAGCGAAACAAATAACTAAATACAGGTCTTTGTTTTGGTTTGAGTTGGCGATGAACACAACAGCGCCGCCCGTCCTGACTTTGCCATAAATTACTTTTCTAGATGCTGTTGGCTCACGGACAGTTCCCGTAATGCCCTCCATCATCGCGCCAAAGTCAGGCTTAGGCATTAAAGCCCTACTTAAAACAGACAGCCCTGCACCGATAGCAAACGCCGTAAGCGCCGCCGTAGACATTAGAAACGCACCAAAAGTAGCAAACGTGCCAGCGGCTACCGCCGCCACCCCCGCGCCGCCCAGCGCCGCTAGTCCTGCAATAGCTGAAACGGCCATTTATTTAACCTTCAATTGCCACAAATCTTCAATGTGCTCAAAACCCAGATGCTCCAGCACGGGGCCAAAATCTTGTTTCTTTTTGACATTAACATTGATTAGCGAAACGCCCTCTTGCGTTAGCTCTTGAACCGCAAATTTAATTAAACGAATACCTGCCGTTCCTTTGCGCTCCGCCTTTTTTAAAAACAATACATCGTTATTGGCAAATAAGTGCCTCATGTAGTGCAGGCTTGGCATCACAATACAGACAAAATATCCAACAAGCTCATCGCCTTTGCGAGCAGTATAGACGCGCAATGCGCCTTGCTCTGCCATGCGAGAGTATGCATTCCAATTTGGCTCTAGTTTGATGTCATCTTTATGCAGTGCAATCTCTTTCCAGTGCGCTTCAATAAGCGGCTGTATTTCATGCTTTACAGTGGCGTATGCTTCGTGCGCGAAATCCATGCTTCCTCCTTACGGGCGAATCCGTGGGAATCTAGTGTTATATGGAACTGACCCGTTGCCGTAGCTTATTGGGTTGGCGTCCTTGTCGCCCCAAACAATAGCTTTTTCTTGTATTTGAGAAACGTATTCCAGCCCGTCATCGCTAGGATGGTCAATGCGCTGGTCGTTGTCTGTATACCTACGGACTCTTGTTTTTTCAAATTCTATTAGTCTGTTTTCTACTGTTACCGCGATGACGCCTGTTGTCCCAGACTCGTTAATAGTCATCGTGTCCATGAAGCCAGAAAAGACGATTGTTGGACTAGCGATCACGCTGTCATTGCTGTCAAAGCCACCGAGCTTCACGACTAACTCACGACCTTGATAATTTTCTGTTTTAGCCTTCGCAAGCAGCGGGTCACTAATGCCGCTAAGTTGTACGGTTATACCAGACGCTCTCAATTCAACGTTTTCCGAAACTGTTGAAATAGAAAGAAGGTTGCCTGCGCCTACATACGTTTTACTGTCATAGGTCAAAGAGCCTACGCCGTTCCACAAATACAAATAACTACTCGGCGCATTAGAGTCAAATAATGCCTCTACCAAAATGAGTGGCCTGACCTCAGAAGCAATCGCCATTGCCTCCATGCCACTGCTTAAACCCCTTTCAACAGACATTAAATAGCCTCTATGCAGGCAAAACTAAAGCCATAAATACTGGCTTCATTTATGCTCCAGCCAATTTCATTAGACGCCAAGCGCCACACGCCTGACGGCAAAGTAAAGTCTACAGTTGCACCACTCGCCGCTTGTCGCAACGGCGGCATTACTTTTATCGTAGTGGCGTTTACTATTTCGGTAATGATATGCAAGTGGCCGCTGACGCTGAAATAATCACCCACGACAAAAGAGCCGCTAAAGTTCTCGGTTATTTGAGTGGCATTAACAGCCCCTGTCACAGTCCCCGTTACTGACGTAGTGTGAAGCGGGTTGCCCATCGTGAAAGTTTCTTTCATCCCACGCAGGCCAGCAAAAAAGCCTTCATATTCTTTCGCCTGTGATCTGGTCATTGGAGGCAGTGTTACCTCTGCTTCCCATCTAACGCCAGGGTGCGAAAACACCTGTTGATCGTAGGTAAAAGTTGATTCTGTCATTGCCGTGGCAGAGCGCAACCGCATGGTCATGCCCTGAATGCCAACTGTCGTAGGGAAAGCCGCCATTACATACCCACCAATGCTTTGCTGTAATTACCGCCTCTCATGCGGGAATCAGCTACCGCCGCCTTTGCACTTTCAGCAATCTGCGGCATAAGGTTCAGAACTTCAGCGCGTACTGTCTGCGCTACGCCTGTAGAAATGTTGATGGTCTGATTAACTGTTGCGCCGCCGCCCATTCTGCCGTTCGGTTGTATCTGCCCGCCGGAGGAAGGAATAAATAACTCAGGGCCATTTTCTCCCACAATGTACGGCCTGCCAGCAGAGGCAGGGCCACCAACCGCGCGATTTGACATAGTACCGCCGCCGGTTGTGCCGGTTGTGCCTCCGCCGCCACTGCCAAGAGTGCCGATGAAAGTGGTGAGTGCGCCAAATAGCTGCTGAGTAATATAATATTGAACAGCCATTCTGATAAGGTCATTGATAATACTTCTGGACATATTTTTAAAGGCATCTTTGAAGCTTTTCGCTCCGGTCACAGCGTCGGCAAACCCGTTTGTGAAAGAGTCCATTGAGGACTTCGTAAACGCTTGCAGGTCTACAACCCCATTCATGCCTTCGATTACAGTTGTTATTGAACCGGCAAAAGCATCTAAACCTCGCAAAAGAGGTGCGTACCAAGGCATCTTTGCCGTGACCGTAAGCTCCTCCATGACTCCCTGAGTGACTTCTGCCGATTCTCTAATAGCTTCAGCAAACTTGTCTATTTGAGCAATTGCCCCACCCAAGCTAATGCTGTTAAGCATTCCAAAATTCGTAAAACTGGTGCCAAGCAGTCTGTTGCTTGCGTTTTGCACGGCATTAATGACTGCGATGAAGCCGTTGACGCCAGCGATGGTGTCGTTAATAAAACTCTCAAATCCTCTTAGCCCAGAAGACAAAAGCGAAAGAAACTCTTCAGCAACAAACTTGCCAAAGCTTTCAATTCCCCCCTTTGCTTCTGCCATTACCAAAATAGAATCTGCAAAGGCTAAAGTAAACGCCTCAATTGCGGGGGCCATCGCCGCAACCATTTGGCTTGTTACTCCTTTAAATAGCCCCCCTAGCTTTGTGAGCGCATCGTTAGCGTCTTCAACTCCAGCCGCCGCAGTGCCTGACATTACAAGCCCCAACGATTCGGCCTCGTCAAACATTCCAGACAATCCGTCGCGGCCCTGCCGCAACACATTAATAAGCGCCGTACCTTCCGAGTCAAACAACTTAAACGCTAACCGCAACTCATCATTACTGTTAGTAACTTCACCGAATGCGTCAGCAAGCGCCAGCATCCGCTTATCAAGGGGAAGTTGCTGAATAGCCTTGGCATCAATCCCAAGCTCGCGCAATGCGCTAACCGCCTCACCAGTTCCTTGCGCGGCTTCGGCAGTTCTTCGGATAAACCGCTGCATAGCCATGTTTAGCGTTTCAGTACTGACTCCAGACAGACTTGCGGAATATTGTAGTTTGGAAAGCGCCTCAGTAGTCGTGCCAATCCTTGAGGCTGTTTTGGCTAGAGCGTCAGTTGCGTTCAAAGACTGCTTTGTTAAATAGGCGAATCCTGCCACGCCGCCAGCGGCGAGTAATGCAGTTCTCATGCTGAAAGCTGCGGCGGCTATTCCACCCAACGCCTTGGTCGTGCCGCGCAAAGCAGGCAGGCTCTTGTTGAAAGCCGATATTACTATTTTAATTGGTAATGTTTGGGCCGCCATCTTTTGCACTCATTATCTTGAAGTATGCGAGCCACTCGTTAAACTCTGTGACAGAGATTTGCTCTACTTCTTCAATCGTTTTGTGTAGCCGATCAGCCAAGGCAATAAGGTTCAGCCTAAACGGATCGGCTATAAGTTTTTTTCCGCTGCCTCAGTTGACTGTATTTGCGCAAACATTTCCTCAGCAATGCCCGAAATAACAGTTGTTTCTTCACCCATCAAATCAATGCGGTCATCTGCTGCCGTAAACAACTTGTCGCCGCCTTCGTCCTCAGCCTTCATGACTATCAAGTCAACCATAGATGCCACGGTCGGCGCTTCTAGCACCTTGGGATGCCGTTTTTGCAGCTCGTTTAGGTCGTAGCAAGTAATCGGCCTGCAATACATTTCAAACGGGTCATCTGAAGAATCCCCCCATGCTGGCACGATAATCTTGCGGCGCTCTATTGTGCGCCTGTTTCTTAATTCTTTAGCTAATCCCATGCGTTGCTCCCCTTAATTAATTTACGCAGTTGCTTCAGTTACTGCACCGCTGTTTTGAATTGAAAATGATGCTTCAACCATTCCATCAAATGCAGCCGAAATAGTTTTACCTGTAACAACTCCGCTAGCGTGATAATACTTTTCGCCGCTTCCAGTGCCAGTTGGGTAAAGCTCCCAAAAAACAGTAGAGCGCTCATCAAACTGAGCCTGATCGGTAGAGTCCCAGTAAGTTTCAATTGATAGCGTGCTACTGCTCAATCCCGCCAAGTATTCCCTGGCAACGTCACCCATGACTGACTTCTCAATCGTGTCCGCTGTTGCGTCAAAACTAAATGATCTGACTTCTGCAACTGCGGCCTCTGATCCGTCTGTTTGGCTGATTTTAAAAACGCCACTACTTCCTGCTGTACTAGCCATGCTGAATTCCTCTTATGTTGTGCCGCGAGTAAATGAATAGGTTATCTGTACCGTTATTATAACGCCGCCGACAGGGTCTATACTACCGTCATCGACTTCTACGCTGGTTATCTGGGTGTCAATGGCCTTGCCGCCTCGCGTGCGGTCAGCCTCCAAGGACTCCTCAACTGTCTCGACAATCAGATTTCTTGCCGTGTCAATATTCTTGGCCTTCACAAAGCAAACGAGATCATAGTCAGTGACAGCCATACGCTGAGACATTGAGCCGCCTAACGTACTATCTTCGCGGCTTTCATTTGACGATCTAACCAATATTGCGGGAAACTGTGCGTTGCTTAATTTGTCAAAATCGAACGGCTCGCGGGTAACGTACTTAATGCGCGTCGGAGTTGTTGCAGAGCTTAAAACGCTGACAATATTAGCGGCAATGTCCTCTCTAACGCTCATTTTGTGAGCCTCCTAAAATAAACGTCTTGCACCCTCTTCAATTCTTTTTTTGATAAATCAAAAAACCTGCGAGTGCGATTGTTAAACGCCGCTTTTTTTGAATCTTCTGCCTTACTGAAAAACAACTCGCCCCTTCTTTTGCTGGCAGTTGCCGTCATGCTATTCATCATTGATCCCCTAAACATCAAATTTGGCGTTGTAGACCTGCCAGACTTAGACCGAAAAGCTTTGTATGCGTTGGAATAAGGAGCGAATGCCTTCCCATTTACATCTACACCAGCGGACGTGCGCTTTTTTATAATGGTTTGAGCCTGCAAAATAGCCGCAGTCATTGCGGACTTTTCACTTTTGGAGTAATCCCGCATTAAAATTCTTAGCTTTTTTGCTGACAAAGCGGCATTGCTGAAAACAGAAAACTGCATTATCGGTCAAGCCTGTTCAAAGGCAGCGGAGTTTTTTCGTCATCCTTAACCTGCCCATCGCCATCAGCATCGTACTCAATGCCATCTGCAAAAACCGCCTCTAGCTCTTGACCATAAAGATTGCGATAGAAGTCAATCATTTCTAAGAAGCGGTCGTTGTCTATCCAGTTTGTTAGCTTTGGCAGTGCGTACTTCCATAAAACAAGATAGCTGTTTGCCTTCGTCCACTGCGTAGAGGTCAGCTTTGTGCTGTCCATCTCTCCCGCAATGCCTCGGCGATGCCACCAGCGATTCCGTATCTCTCTAATTAGATCGGCTTCAGCAGTAGCGTGGTCTTCGATAAAGTTATCGATGCCCAGATCAAGTATGTCTGGCGCAATCTCTTGCAAGTCGTAGTCATTAGAAAAAGCCATCAGCTCACCATTTAACCTTTGCGGCCCAGTAGATTTTGTCTAAAACCCCTGCGCCCTTTAATAGGCGTGCGCTTTGGCACGTTGTAGCCCTCAAACCTTTCACCGCAATAAACAATAGCCATAAAATGAAAGGGGCCGTCCTTGGCCCCGAATACCCTTAAAGGGCTGAGTCAAACAGCATCTCAACACCATAAGTGTCGTCAAGCTCGCCCACGCCGTAAACAGCAGTAGCGGCAAGCTCAAAGGCACGCAGTGATGCGTCACGCTGAGTCTCAAGGTTAAAGTCCTTCTTCATTGCAATCGCCAATCCTTGTGGAGCGAAGACAGCGGCTTTAGCATCATCGGAGCCGTCGATTGTTACGTTGGCAGACTCGAAGATGTTAATGCCAGCAATCTGACCGACGTAGCCGGTTCGCATTGCCTCGTTCTGGATGTCGCCGCCATTTGGGTTGGCAAACGTGTTGGTCATGTTGGCCTTCAGTTGATAGGCTTGGAACGGATGCAACACAGCAGAGTATTGTCCAGGTGCCTTCGCCGCTTTCAGAGTTGCCGCCGCCTTAAAGATGTCAGCCGCAGTAATCTCAGTGCCTGCCGATCCCAGCGTGCTGCTAAAGCCGTCAAACAAGGCGATCAAGTCTTTGTCGATCTTTGTAGCGATAGCGTTACCCAAAACAGTGCCAAGCTCTGCCGCAGGATTGCCAGCGCCCATAGCCGCCATATCTGTCAGCGTTACCAAAGCACCAACCTCACCAACTGTGATGTTTACGCTTGAGGTAGATACTGCCGTGTTGGACATATCTGTGCCTTCAGTCAGGCCAGCCGCCGCAATTGCAGGATACTTTGGCACTTGGATGGTCTTGCCAGCCACGTTGCCAATATCGTAACGAGTTACGAGGCCAAGCATAATTGATTGCTCTTCTGCCGTGAAACGAGCCTGCAAGATGATGTTAGCAAACAGGTCGTCAAGAGTTGTACTGGTGGTTTCATTAGCCATTTTAAAATTCCTTTAAGTTATCGGGCGGCATCTCGCATTTTTTGCTCGCGAAATAACCGCATTCCTTCGTCACCTTTTTCTAGCATTTCCGAGTAACTTAAAGGCTTGCTCGTAGAACCTCCAGCCGCCCCGCTTGATCCTGCACCGCCTGACGATGCTTTAACAAAATGCGGGTTAGCCGTTAAAAATTCCGCAACCAGTTCGTTTACTGATAACAGATTGCCTGAGTCGTTATATCTAGGCGTCCCATTCTTATCGAATACCTCAACAGTGTTATCTTCAGATAACGTAACGGAGCTTCGTAATAACGCACTCACTTGGTCTGGCGATACTGCATTTAGCTTCGACGCCGCAGTTAACAATGACCCGTCAACCAAGGTGCGCTCAAGCTGTCCCTTCAGTGCCGCCCGTTCTTCGCTGTGCTTGTCAGACATTTGCTTAATGAGGTTTTCATAATCACCGCGATTTTTCTGCTCTTCAACTTGAGCGTGCTCGCGCTGAGTCATTAAATCACGAACCTCATTGAGGTCGATCCCGTCTAGCTTCTTGTCAAACTGGCGCTGTTGGCGCGCAATCCTATCAGCCACTATTCGGTCAACTTCATCCTGCGTGAATGTCTTAACGTCTTGAGACTCTACAGCCTCTGGCTGCACAGCTTCAGTTACTTCTGTTTCCATGATTTCATCGCTCACGTTACGAACCTCCCAAGGAGTCTAGTTAGTTTAACAAATTACTTGGATTTTTTCTTTTTCTTCTTTTTCTTGTCTGCGGAATGATATGCCATAAATACCTCACTCAAAGTCTGGTGCCCAATGATGGCGACAGTTAAAACCACCGGCTACGACAAATGGGCCGCCGTCCCTTTTGCCCTTCCAATCACCCTGCCATGCGGCATTGATCTCATCAATGGTTAGCGTTTTGCCAACATATTTATCACAATGCTTTCTTGTGACTTCGTCCTTGGGGCCGATATAAACAAACTTTTCAGCGCCAACCTCTAGCGCCATATTGGCATTTATAGTTCTGTCAAAGTCCATAAGCCCATCATGAACCGCTTGACGAGCGTATTTAGCTAAATCTGACTGTACACTATTCTGTACATTCACGACAGCATCTGCAAATGTTTGCCCTGTTATGGTCGCTTCATATATCTGCTTGCTGACCACTTCCATGAACTCATCGCCTAACGCTCTATATCCGTTGAACGTAAGCTGCTGAAGCTGGCTCAATACGCTTTGGTCTAGTCGCGCAAATTCTGAAAATGTTCCCAGTAACGCCTGCGCCTCTTCCGCAACCTCAGAATACTCCGAAACAAACGAGTCAACTGTTGCAATATAACGCTCATCGATTGCCTGCCTTACTTGCGTGCGAGCCTGTACTGCCCACTCTAAATCAAAAAGCTGTCCGTCTCTTAACGGCGCATCGCGCATGATCTCAACAATGTCACGCTCTAGGCGAGCCAAAGACCTTAAAAGCTCGCGCTGGTGGCCTTCGGCCAGGCTTATTACGTCCTCAAGCCTATCCGTCTGCGCTGACATTCTGATCCGCTACCCGCTCCATCAAGGCATCACCGCCTGCAACTTGATCCAAGCCAACCTTTTGACGAACCTCGTTAGGCGTAACCAATCCGGAATCAATATGATATTTGTATATCTGGGTGGTTTTATCAAAGTCGCCAACCGCAGTAGTTTGCTCATCAATCTCCTTGTGCGCCTTAACAAGCGTCTCGCCATCTAAGACCAAGTCAGCCACTTGCTTGTCAATCTCTTTTAGAAGGGTCACAGACTTTACGCCTGCGGCCCTAGCTTGCTGAAGGAATCGCAGCTCTGAGTCATAGTCACGCAAATCAAAAGAGTCAGGGTAGCTGATAGAGACATCGTGCGTCGTGTGATCTTGCCAGTTGCAATAGAAGCCCCACAACTGCTCTTCTGCCAACTCTAGAATGTCAGCCTTCTCACTTAACTTTGCATTGAGCATTTGAAACTCTGTCTGCAAAGCAATGCCTGACTGCTTGACCGCCTCCGATCCGCGAACTGCGCCCATGTGAGCCATTCGGTTAATAGACTCAACCTTGTCCTGTATCGACGCCCTGATTGCGTCTAAGTTGCCCCCAGACGGCTGCATTTGATACGGACGTAGCCCAGCGTCTAGGTCGTCGTTGATGTTGATGATTGAACCGGCCCCTGCACTTGCGTCAGTGTCAAACGTCTTCACTAGCGTCGGGTGGTTCGATATGCGAATCAATTGCTCAATTTCACTAAGCTCCTGATAGATAGCTTTTTGCATATAAGCAATGTCAGAGATGTCACTGATACCTATGCCGCGCACTACTGACCTGTTAGCAGGCAAATAGACCGCAGGAATCTTGCCAAGCGGGTTATCAATTAAGTCGACAACCTCATGCTCTGCACCGTCATAGCGGATGAGCTTAATGGTGTCAGGCGTCCACTCTCTGAAGTGAGTCACAGAGTGAGTGCCGTCTATACGGTTCACAGACTCGCGTATCTTTAAATAGACTAGCTGGTGCCTGCCCGACGGCTGGCGTTCCCACTTCCAATCAAAGACGTTCTCAGGCGTGATTAACGTTACATACGGCCTAATCTCTTGCGCCAACTCTTCTGCCCTAGTGCCAGCCTGCGAGCGCGGCTTGTCCATCAGCAACCAAACATGACCATATACGCTCGACCATATTTGAGCATCACGCATAAAAGAGTCAAATGCCTGTCCGTCTAGGTTTGCATCTTTCAAAAACTGCTCAAGCTCTGCGCTGCCTTCCATGCCAGCAAAGTTCCGAGTCGGTAGGACGCGCCAAAGGAAAGACGAATAGATGTGAATGACATTGCGGCAATGATTATCCAAAGGCGTTAAGCCGATGCGCCGGTCGTATGCCTTAGTGTCTTCGTTTAAATACTGAGAGAGATATGAGCCGTCTTGATAGTCCTGCCCTCCCATATAGCTCCGCACATAAAACTCCCAGCGGTTAATATTGTTCTCATAGTCAGGATGCTGGTACTCAATATCAATATTTATCATGTCCACCTCTGCGGAGACTGTGCCGCATAAGATTTTTTAATTGGGAATAAGTAGTCAACTGCGTACCCTAGCGCGTCATTCATGTGGTCAAAGCCGTCTTTGTTGGGCTGGCTTGTTCCTTCTTTGTAAGTATGGCGCTCAAGCGATTCAATAACCTTTTTGCAATTAGGGCTAACAATGAGCCTGCGCTGGCCGTCTGAAGATAACAGCCTGGCGTTTACCGAATTAATGCGATCACGCACTGCTGTATGCGCCGACCGCACTTTTACGTTAAAACCAGCATTCTGCAAAATAGATAAATCTGTCCTGCCGCCTGCGCTGGTCTTGCGCTGTCTTGATGCCGGGTCAGGGTATATTGTAACACTTGCGTTTTGATAACGCTCTTTGATCTCTGCGACCATTTCATCGGTGTTGCTGCCGAACATTACGATCTCATCGACAACGTGCAAGCGGTCGCCTTTTCTTACCATCACAACGGCTGACATGGGGTCAAGGTTGAAGTCCATGCCTATGTGGTATGCGCCTCGCTCCCCATTAAACTCGCTGACAGAGTGTTCGCGTGCAAAGCCGTAATATATTAAGCCAGAATAATTAACGAATCGGGCTAGGTACTCTTGATTAAAGGTGCGCTCGTCAAGGTCACGCCTAGCTGACTCAACCTCAAAGTCTGGAACGTGGCCGCCGTCTAGCGTTGTAAACTGGAACGATGTCCAGCCATCATCGTGGTCTACACCTTTTCCGTAAAGCTCATAGAAATGATTCCGACCTTTTGGGGTTCCGATAAATAACGCGCCGCCTTGCCTATCAGAAAGCGATGGCCTGATAACCTCATACCATGCCTCTTTACGCATATCTGCAAACTCGTCAAGGACACAGAAGTCCAATGCGCGTCCGCGCAAGTTGTCAGGCTTCTCTGCCCCCTTTAGGCTAATAACACTTCCGTTTAACAGAGTGAGAGACAGCGAGGTCTCGTTAGTCTTGTAAACGTACTCAGGCGGGATTGCCTGTATCAGCATGGCCCAAGCGATTTCTTTTGCGGCTTTATAGGTTGGGGCCACATACCAAACATTCTTGCCCTCGCCAGAAAGCGCGGACTTCAATAGCTCTGCCGTTGAGAGGAATGTTTTGCCAAAGCGCCTACCGGCCACACATACGCGGAACCGATCATTGGCTTTAAATATAGCTGACTGCGGCCTAGTCAGTTTCATCAGGCGTTAGCTGTATCACCACTGGTGGAAGCTCTTGCGCTTCTGGCTGCGATTCTCTCCAGCCTGCCTGAGTCTTGAGGTAAAAGATTTGTGCAGTTGTGTTGCCGTCAGTAGCGTTTTGCAGCAGTGATTGGCTTACTCTACCAATTGCCTTTGCCCTTCCTTTTTTATAGGCGGCAGAAACATGCTCATCACGTTGCATAATTGCTCGAAATGTTCTTGTAGGTATACCAAGGTAATCGCATATTTGATCTTGGTTTAACACAGCCGCGAGCGTTTCTACCTCAGCAACCTGATCGGGCGTTAGCTCTGCCCTTGGCCTGCCCCCAGTGTTCGCTTTACTTGTCATTCTGTAATTAGTCGCCCTGCTTGAATTTCAAGTCTTTGGTGCCGTTATCGGCAAAGCCCAGAATACGCCCCTGCTATATCCGTCTTGAATTACCTTCGTCTTTAGGTCTTGCTCGCTCATCGGATAAGTCTCAACTGCTCCGTCATCAAATGCTACCAAATAAGTGCCTTCAGTCTCTGGCATGACAGTCATATCGTGCCAATTAATGACGACGGTCTGTTTCACAACTTCCAGGGGCGCGTAACCCACTCGCGCCGCCACAGAATTGACTCATATAACGAGCCCTCATTATGGCTGGCTTCTTTGAGACTTTGCACCATTCTGATTTTCTCCTCAGTAACGCCGTAATCAATAGCCGCCCTCGCCTGCCTATAGCTTAGGTCTAACCATTTTGCCACATCGAAAGCCGTAAAGGTATTTTCTTCTCTTGCCAACAACATCACTAAATGGTCGGGTGCTTGTGCTTTCTTTGTCCTCACTGATCTTTCTCCGCGTTCATTATGGCCCTGCCAATCAATTCTGGAATTTGCGGCACCACTGCGTTGCCTAGTGATTTAAGTCTGTGTGACCTAGCGGGAACCCCATTAGCCATTCTGTGAATTGCGGGTTCACTGGCCCACCAATCACTCGACCGACGGTGTCCTTCTGCAATATGCCGTCTCGATAATATGGGGCTTCTCCGTCTTTGTAGTCTCTTGCGGTCGGGGTAGGCCAATGCGCTGGCGTGTGCCTCACTTCGTCCACTAGGGTCACTGTCGATTGCCCCGTCTTCCTGCAATGCTCGTAAAACTCCTTGCTCTTTGGCCCCTGACTGCCGTTCGCCGCCGCTGGGGTACGCCATAATCCAGACCCTATCTCGGTGGTGGTTTGCGCCAATCGCGGAAGCTGGTATGCAATGCCATTCCGCGTCATACCCGATCTCGGCCAAGCCATC